GTCCAGCACTTCCTGAAGCTCCAGCTGCAGCCTTGGGCTGGGCCTTCGCGCCGTCGAGTACTGCGGGTTCAGTTCCAGCCGCCTGACGCTCTGCGGGTCCGTCTTCAGGAACACCGCCATCTGCCGCACAGACAGCCCCAGATACGCCCGCGCCCGCCTCACGTCCTCATGCGTCATCGCTTTCGATCTTGACCTCCTCGTAGACCACGGGAATGTCCACCCACCGCTCCCCATCGAACTGCTGCAGGTTATACCTCACGTCAACCGTCTCACCGGTCTTGGGGTGCACCCCGTAGTACTGGATGACACGGAGCTTCATTCCTCGTCGTCCATCCAGCCAAGGGCGGTCATCTCTTCGACGGCCCGCTCAGCGATCTCCATGGCCCGTCCCACGATCTCTGCGGGGGACATCTTCAGCTTGGACATCTCTTCGATCAGGCTCAGCGCCAGCGCTGCTTCAAGTTTCATTTTCTCTTCGTCCTCTGTGCGATCATGGAGAAAGTTCCCTGATCATTTCGTTTCAGCAGTTGCACGATCAGTCCGCTGTTTGCCATGGACGTGATCATCTCCCGCAGGTTTTGCGGCACCTTCGACCACCCGATGGGATGCTCGTAATATACCACGTTTGTGCCCGGCGCTGCCGACAGTATACGTTCCTGTATCTCGCGAAGTTCCTTATCTTTCAAAGGCTTATCCTCATATGCGTAGATAGCTTTCTGCATTGTCTCCTCCTCCCTCTTGGTTGTATTTACTAGGCTACGATAGCGCGCTCTGGAAAGATATCCATTGACTGTACCGACCGTCACGTTCATGCGCTCAGCTATCATATGGCGGTCCAAGCCATCCCTGTGATACTTCGCGGCCCGACCGATTACCGTCAGTTCGTCTCTCTTGCGCGCCAATTTTCCCTCCTCTCGTAGTACCTGATTTTTGCTTCCAGAGACCTGATCCGTTGGGCGGCATCGGCCCACAGGGCGTCCAGAGGCGTGTCTCCAGTAACTGTGCGTGCGTTGTCCAGCCGCTCCAGCAGATCGTCACTCATGGCTGGTCCCCCTTGCGGATCAGGGCGTCAATGCTGCGAATAGACCGGGCGGTTGATTGATTGGCAAAGTTGATCTGGGACATTGCTTCCCACCGCTCCCGTTCCGCAGTCACAGCCGCGTCGATCTGCGCTTGCACTGTGTCTGCTCGGACGTATTCGACATCATATCCGGGGTAGTTTTGCGCATCCCATGTGCCATATGTCCACTGGTCCTCATCACCCTCACCGAACTCGTCTTCAATCCAAATGCGTTCTGGGGCTTTATTCATTTCCACCATTCCTCTTTAGCTTCTGCCAACCCATGACCACCCAAAGCCGCAGCGAAACAAATACAGCGTCCCGTGAACAGCAAGGGCCAGAACACCAGACGACGAAGGGCCACATACCAAGGGACAAACCCGGACTTATAACCCTGCGGCCAGCGATACCATTTGCGGTCACTCATGGATCACCTACTTTCCGGTGTTGAGGGCGGCGTCGGCGGTGTGGAAGTAGTAGCTGTGCAAGTCTTTTTTGTCGTCTTGCATCCTGTGCGCCGCTGCCCGCTTGATGCCTGTCAGCGCCTGCCGCAGCCGCGCGTTGTCTGCCGTCAGCCGGTGAATGGTCCCAGCAGCTTCGTCGGCCAAAGGGCTTGCAATATCCAACAGCCGCTTCACTAGATCATCACTCATGTGTCAGCCCTTCCGGTGTTGTGATCCGCGTTACGGTCGACAGTTGCCACCGGATTTTCATAACGCTCCTAAATTCGGCCTCAGTCATCGTCGTGCCTGCCATGTTTGCCGTGATTGCCCTTGTCATCGTCTCGGTCTTCTTCATGGTCTCGTCCATCGTCGTCATGGTCCCTGTCATCGTCATAGTCCTCGTCAAGGTCTGGGCCGGTGTAATGGTCGTCGTGATCCTCGTCCTCGTGGTGGTCTGGCTTCGGATCGGGCTTCGGCGGCTCTGGCTGCGGGTCAGGCGCAGGCGGCTCAGGAGCGGGCGCTGGGCCGGGGTCTGGCTGCGGTGGCGTAATTCCCCCGGCCAGATCAAGAAGGCCCCCACCGCCGCTGCTCTCGCAGCCATACGGCAGGGGAACGGTGATGCACCGCTCGACGTGCGGGCCACAGGCTGCCAAAGGCAGAAGAAGGAGAAAGTATTTCATTTGATCAACTCCGAGAGAATTGCGGCCAAAGAGACCACCGTTACGGTCATGAAAGAAAAAACCACCAAAAATACAGAAACGCTGGGCTTGGGAACCTCCCACATGTAATCCACTGCAGCCTCGCACAGCAGCCGGTCTTCCGGGTGGCTGCTGTAAATCAGGACTTCGAACGCTGCGTCGATGGCGTCCAGATCATAGTCGTCCGGGTTGCGCAGGACCTCCCGCGCCGTGGCGAACCCGATGTGCTTCTGCGACATGCTCAGTACATTTTTCGTCATCTCTCAAAACCCCCACTTGGTGCGGCAGATCGGGCCGATGCCCAGTTCAATCGAGACGCCGTTGGTCAGTTCCTTGCCACAGCAGGCGCAGATGCCGGTGGCGCGGCCAAAGTCCACGGCTGCCTTCATCGGGTCTGCGGCGATGCGCAGGAGCGCGTCGTAGGTGCCAGCTGCGGCCTCGCGCACTGCCTTGTAGGACGTGCCCTCGATCTTGCCCTGATATGCATCATGCTCGATCTCGACGACGTACAGGGCACCAGCGTTGCGACCGTTGGCCGGTGCAAGGCTGATCTTCAGGCCTTCGGCGCGGTAGACCGGTTTCTTGGCACCGTTGGACACGGCGACGTCAAACATCTCGCGGATGCGGCTCAGGTCGACGGTCTTGGTGTTGGCGGCAGCTGCAGCAGCCTTGGCGGCGCGTGTGGCCTCGATCTTGACGATCATGCTGGCGACGGCTGTCAGAGCCTTGTCGCTGACGTATAAGCCACGGTGGATGTTGCCAAGGATGTCACGGGCAAAATCGTTCCAGCCTGCGATGTCGCGCATGTAGGCGATCATGCCGGGGTACTTGGCTTCAATGCCGTCGATGGTGGACTGGATCGCAGCTGCCTTACGGTTGGCGACACCTTCGCGGGCCTTCTGGCGGTCGGCGGGGGATTTGACGAAGTGGCCGACGCCCTTGCATGCGAGGCACTTGTCGTTGCCGTGGCGGTTCGTGCCGCCGCTCCAGAGACCGGTCCCACCGCACTGGCCGCAGGGATAGGTGGGCTTCGGGGCGGCGTTGGTGCGCGTCTCTATCTTGTCGTTTGCGAGGCTGTTTACGAAGTCGTCGAAGCTGTTCATCTTGATCTCCAAGCGTGGCGCTGTGCCACTGTGTAAAAACCAATATCAGCGATGTGGTGGTCGGTCAACAATCAACTGTTGAGTTTGTACCGCTTGATCTGTTTTTTGTTGAACTTGTGTTCCTCCTCCTCGACCGTGATCATATTGGCGTCTGCCATCTTGGACAGGCACTTTTCGATGTCTTCCCGCTTGTACTTCCGCAGGCGGTTCACGATCACCCCCAGCGTCTCTCCGTCCGGGCCGATCAGCAACTGCGTAACCTTGGCGCGCAGGGCCAGTGCCGGGTTGTCGATGGCCCGGTCGTTGCCGGTCACAAGGCGCATCTTGCTCTCGATGTCGCGCTTGATCAGGGCATAAGCCCACCGGACGTGTTCTTCGGTGCGGACGCCCTCAGGGATGGCGAGGATCAGGCTGACCTTGCTGACCTGCTCGTACCCACGGTTCGGCAGGGCTTCCAGACCGGACAGGGTCTTGTGTTCGTAGGCCATCTTGTCGAAAAGCTTGCGCGCCTTCCGCAGCATCTCCTTGGCCTTCGGTGCCGTCGGGATCACGATGCGTTCGCCGTAGAACTCGACCCGCGCATCATAGTTCTGCGTGATGTCGAACGACCCGCCAATGGCCAGCTGCTGGAGCGTCATCTGCAGGGCTTCGGACAGGGGCTGCTTGACCCAGTCGTCTTTGCTCTCTGGCGCGGTGTCCGTCTCGATGCAGAGGATCGAGCGCCCGATGAAGCCGTTGGCCGCCGCTTGATAGTCCACCAACTCTTCGAAGTTCTCGGGGGTGGTGTAGCCTGACAGGGTCAGGAACGGGCGGGAAAGGCCCTTGCCGATGGTCGACAGCTGGTACTCGATGCTGGCCTTGCGGTTGATCAGGTAGGACTTCTCGCCCAGTTCCTCGACCTGCTTCTCGATCTTGATCAGTTCCTTGCGAAGCTCTGCCTTGACCTCGTCCTTGGCGTCGCCGCTCAGGATCATCGAGCCGTCAGCCTTGGAGTAGGCCGACATCAGGATGCCGATGATGCCTTCAAGGTAGGTTGCCCCGCCGCGCTTCTGGGCAGACTTGATCTTCTGGAGCAGGAAGCCGACCTCGTCGATCAGAAAGAACGCAGCTTGGTGGCGCAGCAGGTTCCGCATGACCTCCTGCTCGGACTTGATGGTGCCGTGGACAGCCTCAGCCATGCCGCAGATCACCATGATCTCCCTGATGGCGTCCTGCACAGCTTCCTTGCCAGTCCCCGATCCGGCGACGTTGAACACGAACAGGTTGGTGGTCGCCCGGTCCAGATCGTCGATGTAGCGCAGGCCAAAGATGTTCCCCATCGCAGTGATGGCCGCCATGGCCGCCAGCTGCTCCCGCTTCCGCCGGGCGCGCGTCTCGATCCAAGCGGCAAGCTGACCAGCCAGACCCGGCGGGCGCAGCAGATCGACGCCGCCGATGTCGATGTCCAGCGTGTCTTTTTCTTCGTACGGAGCAAAGTCGAATTCGATGTTCGGGGTGAACGTCACCGGCTGGGTCCAGCCACCCTGCTCCGCATAGTGGGCCAGCGTTCCAAGCGTCACCGGGTTGGCCGACCGACCGAAGCTGTGCCATTTGTACGGCATCGAGGCGTCGTCGTACTTCTTCGATGTCTGGGACCATTTGTCCCAAACGTCGAACGCGGACCCACCAGACGCATGGTGCAGCGCCATGCCGATCTTGATCCACTGGTCATAGTCCACGTCGTCGTTCGGGATGAACGCCAGCATATCCGCCAGATCGCGGTGGGACACATCGACAGTCTGGCCGCCGATGTCCGCCCGGTGCTTTTCCGGAACGGTCAGCGCCGCGATCAGGGCTTCCGGTGCCATGTCGATGTCGTAGGGTGACCCGTGGGCGATCTCGTAGCGGTTGCCAGAGGCATGCATCGATCCGGGGCCGACCACGAAGGACGCGCCGCTTTTGAAGTCGATGCCGGGGTACTTCTCCAGCCGCGTGACCAAAGAGATGCCCGCTGGGATCAGGAAGAAATAGTGCCGCGACCCACCACCGGAGCCGGTGTTCACGATCAGGCCGGAGCCAGCGATCTCCGGGTAATCCTCCAGCAGAAGCCTCAGGCCCTCGATGCCGCCGTTCCGGGCGTCGACGTCGACCACCAGCTTCTCCCGAAGCACGCACCCGTAGCCGGTGGCGAACTGATCCATGGCCTCCATGGTTTCCATCTGCTCGTCGGACCAGTGCGGCGTGTGCTGCCAGTTCGAAACACGGGGGTGCTTGAACAGCGATTTCTCTGGGCAATGCGGGTTCCCGCACTGACATTTTCCGTCACGGCCACGACCGTACAGGCCGAAAACTTGAAATCCGGCCTCCCAAAACTCCCTGTAATGCATTTTTTTCAGGCGTTCTGAGCGAACAAATACTGGGACAGCTTGTCGATTGTCGCCAGCAGGGGGATGCCCCCGCGACCCCTCGCAATGTTCCTCACTGTATTCTCATGGAGGCCCGTAGACTGTGCGACCTTGGTCAGATTGCGGTCTTCCAAGGCCTTCCGGATCAGCACAAGTCTGGCCTCGATAGCCTCATGAACCGGACCTGATGTTTGATGCGACATTTGTATTGTACCCTTGATGACGTTTCCTGTGTTGACAATCACACATTGGCTGAGTAACGTCAATGGTGTTGAGAAGAAGCAAAGGAGCGAAGATGAGTATCCTCGATACCATTACCAAACCCGAAGACCGGCCCATCGCCATCACGATCATTGGCGACGCGGGCCTTGGCAAGACTAGCCTTGCCGCAACCTTCCCCAAACCGATTTTCATTCGCTCGGAGGATGGCCTTCAGGCTGTTCCTGCGGCGTCACGCCCGGATGCTTTCCCGGTGCTGAGAAGCGCGGAAGATTTGTGGCCCCAGCTGGCTGCTTTGGTCAAAGAAGACCATGCGTACCAGACCTGCGTCATCGATACGGTGACGACACTGGACGCGCTGTTCACGGACTGGGTCATGGACACCGATCCGAAGGGGGCGAAGAGCCTCAACCAAGCCCATGGCGGGTTTGGCGCAGGACGTGACATGGTTGCCAGAAAACACCGCCGCGTGCGCAAAGCCTGCGGCATGATGATGGAAAAGGGCATGAACGTCGTGTTCGTTGCCCATGCCGAGA